TCCCTCGGTCGCGGCCAGAAGGGTCCGCCGGGCTTCCGCCCCCGCCTTCTGGCCGCGGAAAAAATCCCAGACGGATTCCCAGACCGCGGCGACGGCCGCGACCGTCGTATCGCGGTCGAATAAACACTCGAACTCGTCGCGCGGAATCGTCGCCGCCCGCCCGCAGAGCGCCCACATTAGCTCGAGGAACTTTTCCGGGTCGTCGAGCGTTTCGACGAACGTCCCGCCCTCGGGTTTCAGCGCGTCGCGCAGGTCGACGCCCGGGTTGCGCTTGATGCGCTTCAGGTCGCCGGCGGTGAGGTTGACCTCCCACTCGCGGCCGGTCGGATCGGTGAACGTTGCCACTCGAGCGCCTCAGAATGAGTGTTCGTACATCCGGGTCAGGTTGGGCAATTCGGCCTCGAGGGCCGGCGCCATGAATGACCGGGCGGCGATGCGGGCCGCCCGCCGCCGCGTCGGTTTGGTCGTGCGCTGGGCCAGGTCGAGCGAATAGAGCAAGCGCCACTGGCCGCCGCTCAGGGCCTCGGTAATGGTCGAGGTCCCGCCTTTCTCCAATGTCTCGGGAATGGTTTGCGGTCCGCTCCGCGTCTGCCGGGTGCCGCCGAACAGGGCCGGCCCAACGATGACGGATTGCGTTTGCTCGGCGTAGGCGAAATAGATCATGTCGCGCAGGGGCGACGCCGCTTGTTGCCCGGTGACGCCGGTCCGCTTGTTGGTTTTCGTCCGCATCGCGGATTTGTGCGCCGAGGGCGGTTGACCCGGCGGGCTCGCTTGCACCCGGTAGCGGATCGACGTTTGCGCCCGCCGGCGGACGAACGCGCCGAAGCGCGAGAACACGCGCCGCGTCGCCCGGTCCATCGCCTTGAGGACCTTGTCGCCGTCGAAGAATGAGCCCTTGAACGCCTCGACGGTCATTCCGCCAGGCGACGCGGTTCCCGCGGCCATGTCAGGCCGCCCCGGCGGTCGCCGGTTTGGGTTCGCGCTTGGCCGGAAAAATCCGATCGGCGCCGAGCGCGCCGAGCGTCGTATCGGCGCCGCCGGTGATCGACGTAAAGACGGCGGCCCCGGCGGTCGAGACGTCGGCCCAGCTCGGCGGGTGGGTCGGGTCGCCGTCCGGGAACGGGATAAAGTCGATGTCGCGCCAGAGCGCTTCGTTGGGATTCTGCGTGCCGCCGCCCTTAATGACTTGGGCGATGTAGCGGATACCCTCGGCGCCGATGGTGCCAAGGTCGGCGTCGAGAAACATCATGTCGACCGTCGCCCGCGAGCGCAGCGCGTCGAGAATCTGTTCATAGAGGACGTTGCCGGGTTCGCGCAACATCTTGCAAGTGATGCCGACGTCAATCACTGTCTTGGCGCCTTGCTTGACCCAGCTCCGGCGGATGATGATTTCGGCGTGATCCCAGTCGGATTTCTCCGCCAGGTCCGAAATGAAGTCCAACGCCGCCCAGGTCGGCGTCGTCCAGGTGATCGCCGTATTGAGATAAGCGACGGCATTGATTCCTAGCTTGGCCACGGTTCACCCCGTTTCACTTTCGCGGTAAGCAATCTCGAGGATCGACACAAAGACTTTTTCTTCGGCCAGCCGGACCGGGTCGTACACGCCGGTTACCGTGCAGGTCCAACAGGTGAGCGAATCCAATAAGAGCCCGTCGGCCGCATGAACGAATGTGGTGTTGAGCGGGTCGAAGATGTTCGCCTCGACCCACCCGACCTGTTGGTCGACCCACGCCGGCGGGACGGCGCCGACCGCCAAAGGCGACGCCGCGGCCGTGTACGGGATCTCGACCACGACCGCAATCGTGTATTCCTTCATCACCCGCCAGCGCGCGAGCCGCTCGGCATCGCCGTATTTGGCCGGGAACACGCGGACCCGTTTGCCGTCGAGCGTCTCGAGCTGGTCCCGCGCCGCGTAAGCGCCCTCGACCGTGTCCGGCGGGGCGGCCTGAATCACCCCGGCCAGGAAGTCGAGGACCCCGGCGCAAACGTCAATGATCCGGGCGGCCATTACGGGACTACCTTAACGCGGATACAGCGCAACCGGTATTGACTGCAGCGCACGACCGTTGTGCCGTCGGCCAGGGTTACCGGGTATTGCGTCAACGGCCGCCAGGCCGGTTCCCCATCGCGGGGCAGTAGCTCATAGGTCCGGCCGTCGAGGGTGATCCGGTCGCCCACTTGCGGCTCGACGGGCCCGGCGCCGAAGTCGAGGTCCCCGGGCCGGACCAGAAAATCGGCCGGCTCGGCCTCGAGGTTGACCCGGCCGTCGGCCAGGGCCCAGCGCTCGGATCGGACCCGGCCGGGAACGACGGCCAGCGTGATCGGCGTTTGACCGTCGCGCGTATAGGTGGCCGGGACGCTCTCATTCTCGGCGAGCGTCGCGGCCAGCCATTCCGCTGCTGCTGCTAACATGGTCCCGCGGCCGGCCCCGGCCGGCCAATTTCTCACGCGCCCGGATCGTGCCGGACAACCATCACTTGAAGGGGTCCGGTCGTCGCGGTGACCGAGACGCCGAATACCTTGAGCGTGCCGGCCGTCGCCGTGACTCCCTTCGCGACCGGGTCCCAGTAGACTTTCACGTCGGCCCCGGTCGCGACGTCGCAGATGGTTTGGTAAACGCCGCCGATCGCGGCGAGGCTGGCCAGGTCGCCGGCGTTGAAGTCGTGATGCGCCACGCGCGGCGTCGAGCTGGTTACGATGACGTCGCCGGCGGCGATCGCCGCGGCCGTTTGGTAGTCCTCAAACACGGGGTCGCCGTGAAAAAATGACATGCTCCCGACCATAGGTGAACTCCGTGTAAGTTGTGCTGGCGGCGCCGTTACGTTTTCGCCGGCGGGGGTTCCTTGTGCGGTTTGGGCGCCGGGTGCGCGGCCGCGTGCGGTGCCGCCTTGTCCGCGGCCCGGACGACGCCGCAAGCAATGAGGGCCTCGGCGACGTTGTCGGGAATGTCCTCGGCCTCGCCCTCGACCAGGTCCCGCGCATGCTCGGCGCCGGTGACCCCCTTGGCGGCCAGGTCGTGCAACAGGTCGAGGCCTGGCGTTCGCAAGACGACAATTTTCATCGGTTCCCTTTCGGTGGGCGAGGTGTGTGCATTGCACACAGCGGGCGACGTCGACGACTCAGGCGCCGGGCGAGCGGTTGCCGGCCCGGAACTCTTGCAGCGCGAATCCGAAGTCGAGGTATCCCCGCATCGACGTGCCGAGCTGGTCCCAATCGAAGTCGGCCGTCTCGATCGTCGGCACTTCCACGCCGTTGAGGAACGCGCCCTCGATAACGGCGAGCTGAGAGGGCGCCGCGAGCATGTAGAACGCGAGCGCCGAGTTACCCGTATACGCCGCGTTCGACAGATACGGCGAGCTGAGGACCTTGTAGGCGCCCTCGAGGACGTTGCCGGATGGTAGCGGTTGGTTCGCGGTCGTCGTCGCGACGACGATGGTTGAGTTGACAAGGTTTAGCGCGGTGATCCGGCCGGCGGTCGGGACTAACAGGATCGACGGGACCAGACCGAGCGGGCGGCCGTTGGGCTTGGTTTGCAAACGGAACAATTGATCCGCCGCGGCGACGGATTGGAGCGACAGGGCGCCGGCCGGCCCGACGTTGTTATTGCCGCCGGTGAAGAACGTGCCGTTATTGAGAAACTGAGTCCAGAATTCATTGTTAATGGCGTCGCCGCCGCCGATCCCCAATTCACGAGCCGTGCCGGACAGGGCGCCCGTATCGTCGTTAATCCAGTCCTCGCGCGAAATGCCGATCGTGCGGGCGAACGTGTGCGCTTGATTGTTGTAAACGCGCTCGCCAATGTCGCCCGATTTGATCTCGCCGCCTGGCGGAAGGCGCAGGAATTGAAGATTCCCGGTGAGCCGCAACGACGTGATTTGTTTGAAGTCGTTGACGGCCCGCCTGGCCGCAATCTGTCCCCAGGTTTGATCGACCGAGTAGAACCCGGCCAGCGCGAACTTGTTCGCGACGTTCGACAGGATGTTGGGGATGCTGTACGTCGAGGGCCCGGCGTCGGCGCGAATCCCCCAGCCGACGGCCGCTTGCAAGACTTCTTTCAGGTTGCCGCGGATCGAATGGCCGCGGAACCCGTTCCGCTGCGCGGCCATGAGCGCCAGCTCGCCGATCGACAGGCCGGCCCGCCAGCGCTTGCGGGCGGCCTCGAGGACCGGCGCGTCATAGTGCTTGTCGATCCGCTCGAGGGATCCGGCCATTGCGAGGCCGCACTCAATCACGTTTTCGGTGAGCTGGGCCTCGCGGGTGAAACTAATCCCCGGGCCCTTCGGCCGCTCGCGGCGGATGAATTCCAGCTCGAGCCGGTTGTCGTCGTACTTGTCCGGGTCGAGGAACGCCGCGGCCCGCAATTCGTCGAAATCGGCCGAGGTGATCCGCCGGCCCTCGAGCGCATCGGTCAACCGGCCCTCAATATGGGCCTCGGCCCGTTCGCGGGCGCGGGCGGCCTCGGCCCGCGCGGCGATCGACCCGCCGCCTTTGGGTGGTACTACCGGAACCGGCGGCGCCGGCGTTTCCGTCTCGGCCTTGTAGGCGGCCTCGAGGGCCGCGCGCTGGTTCGCGGTCAAGGTTTCCGGATCGAAACCGTTTTTCTTGAGCCAGTCGGCGAATTTCATGTCAATTACTCCCCCGTTGCCGGCGGCGAATTTCGCGGACGTGCCCGGGTCGGCGCCGAGCGGTACGACCGAAACCTCGCGGAGCGTCGACGCCCGCGCGACCACTAGCGGACCGTCCCAGTTGCGGCCGTTGACCTTGACCGTCTGACCGGCGTCGACAAATTCCCGGCGGTCGACGGCGGCCCCAATGGACGCTTGCCAGGGAAAGCCGTTGTCCGCCAGGTTGGTGACCTCGGTTGCGGCGTCGCCGGTCCCGGAAACGACCCCGGCCACGTTCAACCGTTGCGGGCTCAGGTCGATTGATTCGCTATGGGCGACGATGCGCTCCGGGTCGTGCTGGCGCAGGATTGGGAGCCGCTGGTTCGGGACCGTCATTCCGGCCAGGTCGACCACGACGGGCGACATGTAACCGGGGACGTTCATCGGCGCCCCGGTGTAGGCCGTCATCTTGAACGGCCGTAGCTTCTTCCCGCCGTTGTCGACCTCGGCGAGAATCTCGAGCGGTCCCGACGCCCCGGTAAACCGGATGACGTCAGGCGCGGCCGCTTGCACCGTTAAGGTGCCCGTTGAGCCGGTGCGCGGCTTTCGCGGCGGGCGGTTGCGGTTTGCCATTGGTCGGAGCCTCTGGGTCCGGTGGCGGCGGTTCGGGCGGTAGCTTGGGTTTCTCCGGAATCACCGGAACCCCCTGGGATTCCATGTAGCGCAGCTCGCGGCCGCGCTGGCGAATCTTCGCTTTCCAGTCCTCCCCTTGCTCGGCCCAGTAATCGGAAAGCGTCAGGGTGCCGTCGAGTAGCCGGGTCGAGTCCTGAATCGCTTGGTCCTTGTCCATCGACGGCCAGCCGGGCCAGAACCACGCCCGCGGCAGGGCGAGGACCGCGGCGACGTTGACGCCGGCGGGCAGGACGCCGACGGCCTGGGCCTCGCGGAGCAATTCGCCGAGGATCTTGTCGAGGTGGTTGACGCCGGCGAAGTAACGGTCGACGCCCAGGGCGCCGCGATAACCGTAGTGGTCGAGCTTGGCACTCGAGAAATTGTGTTGCGAGCTGTCCGCGCTGACAACGTTACTCGGCATCCGGACCGGGCGGCCCGTCTCATTACAAATCTCGCGCTTGAACCCGGCGTACTGCTGATTCGGGTGCTCGGCCGTCAACTGTTTCAATTTCACGCCCGCGGGTAGTTCAGTGAATACGCCGCGGTCGAATTCGACCGGCTGGAACGGCGAGGCGGTCGTTGTGTTCGGGTCGAGGGGCCCGTCCGTCTCGAGGACGCCGGCCTGGCTCGCCGCGTACTCGGCCGCGGCGAGGGTCGCGAGCGTCCACCGGCGCTGATACGGGAATAGGGGAAGTGAGCTGGTCAGCTCCGGAACGCCGCGGAGCTGGCCAGGTCGATCGACCCGATACCAATGAAGGACGAATTGCGCGTGGATCCGCGTCGCCGCCATTGGGTAGAGGGTGAGCAAGTCGCCCGGGTGCTGGTCGAGGACGTGATACGCGATCGGTTGGCCGAGCTGGTCGTATTCGATGCCGTCGAGCTTACCCTCTTGCGGCCACTCGACCCCGTAAGGGTCGGCGATCCGGTCCGCCTCGACGAGAGACAGGTCGAGCTTGACCGGGTGAGCGACCCGCGGGTTGGTGACGAACAGCGCGAACGCCTCGCCGTCCCGGCAGCGCGTCTGGTCCATCGTGTGCAGTTTTTCGGCGAAATGCGCGGCGACGGCCCAGGACGAGAACAGGGCCTCGACCAATTCGTTAAGCGCTTCGTCAGGGCCCGCCAGCTGCAAGCGCGGGCCGCCGGCGCCGACCAAATCATCCGCCCGCGTCCGGATGATGCCGTTGCAGTAAGCGCCGTTGTCGTATTCGTATCGCGACCGGTTGCGCAGGACCCGGCGGACGTGCGCCGAGTTGGCCGAGGCGGCCGAGAAACCGTCCGCGTTCGCCCAGTGCCTACGGTTGTCGTCGTTGGTTTGGGCGGCGTCGTAACGCGCCCGCAGCTCGCGGTAACGGTCGTTGAGCTGGTCGAATTGGGCTTTCGGGACGGCCGCCGCGGGTTGGGGCGGGTCCGGTCGGCGTCGCCATTTCGCGAGCCAGGCGAACATTAACACCAAACCTGTCTCGATCCCGACCAGCCGGGCACGGCGCCGGGCGGGATGAGCTTGAACATGCGAATGGAAGGTTTCGCCAACGGGATCGCGGACAGGGCCGCGGCGTAGTTCGAAAGCGTGATGATGCCGGCCGCGTCCGGGCCGGTGGCGCTGTTGCCGTCAATGGTCGTCGCCTTGGGGGCGAACGCCGCCGCCTGGACCTGGTCGGGGGTAATCATGGCGGGCCGCCGAGGGACTGGGCGACCTTGACGCTATCGGCCGCCGCGCCGCGGATGCAAGCGCGAAGCGGGAAACCTTGTCCCCCATCATGGGGCCGGTTATCGTGTGGGCATGTCCGAACGGGGCGCCGAACGGGTCGCCGAGGCCGACAAGAAAACGGTTTCGCTCCGCGTGCGCTTGACGCGGGTCGAGGCCGCCCAGGTCGAGCGCCGGGCCCGCGAGCATGACCCGCCGACCGTCGCCGCATGGTTGCGCGATTTGATCGCCGAGGACCTCGGCGGGAAGAAACCGAAGGGGGCCTAGTTGTGGACGAGAAATTTGAAGCCGATTCAGCATTGATGACCGCCGGCGAAATTGTCGGTTTGGTCCTGAAACTTGACGCCTCGAGCTGGGCCGCGCTGGCCGAAAGGCCGGGCCTCAGGGACGACTACGCCGCGACAATTCGCCTGATCGCCGAATTGCGCGGTAAACTCGACGCCGCCGCGGGGCCTGATTAGCGCCTTTCCGATTGCCGCCGGCGGGCCGCCTCGGCCGATCGCCGCCGCGCGTCCGCTTGCATTTCGCCGAGGGTCCGCCCGGTTTGCGGCGGCGCGTCCGGCGTGCCGTCGGCCGTCGCCGACCACTGGACGCCCAGGACCGAGGCCGCGACGGCCGCCCCGACCAGACAGTCCCACAGGTGATTGTCCGGCTTGTGCGGGAGTAACTCCCATTTGTCGAACGTGGTGCCGCGGATGGTCACCGGCGCCGCCGTCTCGGCCGTACAGTGGTGGCCGAGCAATTCATGCCGACCCGCCGAGCTGCCGAACAGCCAAAGGCCCATCGCGCCGCCGGCCGCCGCGGTCAGGGACGAATGCAGAACCGTTTTCCATGCGTCCGGGTCGAATTGAACGGCCCGCGTTCGGCCATAGTCGCCGGACGTCAACCGCCAGTGATAACCCTTCCGCTCGCCGGGCCGCGGTTTCCATTCGCTGATGCCGCGCGAGGTTGTCGACCGCGCGAACCCTTTCGACGGCAGGACCTGAACGCCAGGCCGGGCGGCGCGGCGTTCGATGAATTGGTAAACGGTCCGCGTCCAGCGCCCCGAATCAATCAGCGCCGTTTCGATCGACTGTTGGCCGCCGCCGACCAGCGAATACGGCCGGTCGAGGACGGCCGCGGCCAGGCCCTCGAGGCCGGCGTAGATGCGCTGGTCCTCGGTCGTGATCGACGGGTGACCGGCGAACATGGTCAGGAAAGACGGCCGCGCATCGTCGGCGGCGAACATGGCGCGGTTTTGCGGCGGCCAGGTCCCGTAGTCAATGACCGCGCCGCCAAAGCGCTCCGTCCACGCAACGACCGCGTACCAGTGGCAGAGCTGGCCGAGGTCGACGAATGCCGTCAGCCGGGTATGGTTCGGCGGGATGGTGGCCGGCTCGGCCCCGTTCAGCCGGGCGGCGACGCCGTCGGCGGTCAAGCGCTTGCGACTCCCCACGGCCGCGAGGTCCTCGGGTTCATTCTGCGCCTCGGCGAAAAAGCCGCGCCGGTTGTCGATGTAAAGGTTCATCGCGCTTTGTAGTCCGCTTAGCTCGGTCGCGCGTTTCCGGGCCGGCCAGCTCACCACGCCGCCGGCATCCATCGCGGAGCGATGCTCGAGGTAGAACAGGTTTCCGGCGTTGCCGCCGTCGCCCTCGCGCAAGCCGGCTCGGCGAATGTCCGCGTATCGGTCCCAAAGGTCCATCGCGGTCGGGAACGACTCGAGCATCCGGGCTCGCATCGCGCGCCAGCCCGGATGCTTCTCCGGCGACAGGAACCGGTCGGACAGGTCGCCGCGGTAAATGACCGTACAGAGCATGGTCGCGGCGATTTCGACGTCGGGACCGGCCAACATCAAAACATCGTCAAGAACGATCGCCTCGCGCTGCGCGGTTTGCGTCGGCGAGCCGGCCGACTCCCTTGTCTGCGCGTCGTTGACAATCACCATGTCCGGCCGGATCGGTTCGCCGCTCGGGTCGAGGACCGAGGGCCCGCGAATCGCGCCGGTGATCCCGCTAACAAACACGCCCGAACCGCTCGAGCGCTTGCCCTTCAGCGTCGGCAAAATGAGCGCGTCCTCGGTCCATTCCATGAGCGTCGGTTGGCCCCGGTAGGTTTGCATCCGGGCCCGGATCGGATTCCGCTCGAGCTTGGCGATCGGATAGCAGACCTCGGGGAAGTCGGCGGCCAGGAGCGGATTCCGCTCTAGCTCGCGCTTGATTTTCTTGAGCGAACGCCGCGCGTGCGCCTCGGTCGCGCCAATCAAACCGACAAAGCGCCGGTGGCCATAGAGCAAGGCGCGGAGAATCTCGACCTCGACCCAGGTGTCTTTCCCGCTGCCGCGCGGCCAGGCAAGGACCGATCGGCCGCCGACGTGGGTCGCCCGTTGCAAGACGGCGAGGCCCTCGAGGTGGAACGTCGCGAGCGGGAGCGGGAACCGGTCGGGAAAGTAGGTCAGGCCGAAGCGCTCGAGGTCGAGGCGACAGGCGCGCTTACGTTTCGGGTCCTCGACGCGCGGGAGGGTTCCGATCTCACGGCCGAGCTGCGACCGCTCGCGGGAAATCTCGGCCTGGCGGGCCCGGTAGCGGTCGTAATCGCCGCGCGCGTTCGGTCGGGTTGCTAAGGCCATGCGTGAAAACTAACTTTGCGCCTTTTTTGGGCTGTTCCCGTTAGGGCCCGAAATTTTTTTCGCGCCGGGAGGACCCGGCGCCATGGCGGCCCCGGGTAGGGCCGCCGCAGCCGGGCCCCAGGCACGGCCGCCCTACCTGGGGGCCAGGCACGGCCGTTAGCGGGGGCCCGCGCACGGTCGGTACACCCTTACCAGTTCCCACGCCGCGGTACGGTCGAGGTCCCGGACAAATCGCTGCGCCGCCTCGAGGTCAGCGAACAGGCCGGCGTCGGTGAGGACCAGCGCCGAACCGTGCGGCCCCTCGCCGCCGTAACCCCACGCGCAACCCGTCAGCGCGAGTGACAGGCCGTCGACGGTGTCGAGGATCATCGCCGGCGTCGCGATCGTGCGGGCGCCGTCGAGATCCGGGACCAGATAGGCGACCACGCCGCGGGCCCGCCAAACCGGGTCGCGCGGCGACCGGCACCAATCGGCCCAGGCCGCAAGTGCGTAGTCGGTCGTGCCGTGGTGAACTTGCTCGGCCAGGCCGTCCTCGATCCAAAGGAACGGAACGAAGCCGCTCGGCGGGCCGGCGTGTGCCTTGGCGCAACGGTCGTATGCGTCGCGCAGTCGAGCCGAAACGTCTCGCGCGTTCATTGCCTCGCCCTCGGTTGTCTCGCCCTCGGTCGTTGTCGTGCTGACGGCCAGCCGCACGGACAGACGGCCGGCGGTGGGACGCATGCGCTGCAGAGGTCCGCCTCGACCCAATGGCAGGGCGAGCCGGTGCGCTTGATGCAGCCGCGGCAATCGGCGTCGGTACAACCGCAGACCCGACAGCGCCGGACGCGGTCGCGTTTCTTGTTCATCCGGTGGCCCCCAGTTCGGCAAGCAGCTCGAGCCACTCGCCCGGGACGTGAACGCCGTGATGGTCCTCGGACGGGATGTATGGTTTCATCAGCGCCGCACGGTCGATCTCGAGCGCCTCGGCCTCGCGTGTGGCAACGGCAGCGATCGCGGCGAACAAATCGCGCACCGGCCGTTTACTCAGCAGCGGTACGGTTGGGTTGTCTTGAGCGATCCGCCGCAATGTGATTAGCGCGACCCACGCGATGTAGCCGAGGCGCTCCTCGGCGGTCCATTCGGGCCCGACGGGCGGCGGCGTCACGGACAACGGGGTCGATCGGTTCGGAATCATGCGCGTAGCTCCCAGGGTAGTTCACTCGGCCGAGCCTCGCCCTCCCGTCCGTCGGAACTGGTAGCCGCGGGCCACTAGCCCTTGCTCGATCGTCGCCAGGGTTTTTGGGAAGCCGTCGGAGTGGTCGTGATGCAGAACCCAGCACAGCACGTCGAGCGCTACACGGGCGAGCGGCCGGGAGTGTTCGTCGAGGACGAAAGGGACGTCGCCGGTGACCTCTGCCCAGAGGACGTCGTGGGCGCGCTGAATCGCGCCCAGGTCGCGCAGGCGGGACGGGGTCACCTCGTCGGATTGGTCCGGAATCATGCGGGTAACTCCAAAGGGATTTCGTCGGCGGGATTCCACCAGCGGTAACGCCAGCCGCGAAAGCCGGTGATGGGCGCGGCGATCGTCAGCGCGACGGCGCCGCCGCCGCGGATGAAATTGACCCGGCCAGGTCCGCCAACGGGTGAACGTTGGTATTCCACGCGCACCAATGGCGCGAAGCCGACGAGCCGGCCCTCGCAAACGACGTACACACGTTCGCCGGGCGCAATGTCCGGCTTCATGCCGTGGGTGGTGAACGACCACAATTGACCCGACCAGCTCGAGCCGGGCGCGTCGCCCTCGGCGAGCCACGCCTCGAGGCCGCGGCGCGGCGTGCGGGGATTGGTGAAGTCTTTCGGGACGGTTACGACTACGTCGGGCATAAGTCACGAGAGGGGGTTGCCCAGGGAATAAACAGGTGCGGGCAATTGCGCGTACGTCAGGGCGGTGCAGGTGAAGCAATAGACAACGCAGCGCTTCGACCGGCGAAACTCGCTTTGCCGCGGGCCGAGGTAACACGTCCTCGCGCAGCGCAGACAGGTTGCCCGCTCCATTAGCGGTAAATCTTCTTCATCGTGTGCGGCCAGGAGGTAGGCGCCTTCCACAGGTTCGGACATGGGTTCACCTTTCGGCAACGTTGGCATCGCGGAAGAGGTCGAACATCTTCTCTCCGTCAAACCGCTTACTCGCCTCACGGCAAGCGTACTCGAAGCCGGGCCGTTGCAGGCTGAGCACGGCCAGCCCCAGCAAAATAAGTTGGCGGTCAGACTCGGGGACGTTTTCCATCGGCTCACCCTCTTTCGGCAATCTGTTTTTCAATCTCCGGCATCCGATCAAACGTCACTTGCCACGGGTCGAGGCCGGGAAGCAAGTGCTGCCCGTTGACGAAGCAAACCTGACGAATGACCGCTATCGGTACTCCCACGCGTTTGAGTTTGACCGTCAGCCACAAGCCGACGTACCACGCCTCGCGGAAGTGCGGGTCGTCCCAACAGTCGGGCGGAAACAGCAGAGAGACGCTCGGGTCGTTGCGGGCCCGGCCCATCTCGTCGTCGGCGTAGAGTCTGAGGGCCTCCATGAAGTCGTTTGGCCGCGGCATGGCTTCACCCTTTCGGCAATAGCATCAGCGCCCGCGCGTGCAGTCGGCGGAATTCGCGGACGGCCGCGGCGCCTTGCAGTTCGGCCAGTGCTTTCAACCGATCGGCGCCGAGATTGAACGCCGCGGCCGCCTCGGTCGGCGTCGCCTTTCGCCCCTCGGTCCACCATTCGACCTCGAGCGGTTCGCCCAGGTGGAACAGGTGGCCACCCTTGCCGTCGGCAAAGCGTGCAAACGTCATCGGCAGATACAAGACGGTCGCGCCCGGGTTATGCTCGAGGCCGCAGCCGCCGAACATGGGCCCGTCGCCAATCCGCAAACCGTCGGGCAGCTCGCCCGGGCGGCGTTCCATCTTTGGCCGGGCCAGGAACGGACAGGCGCGGGCCGAGAATTCGGCGCATTCGCGGTGCGACGGTGGCTCGGATGAAATGCGATTGATGGTACACATGGGGCCGATGGTGAACCAGCAATAGCGGCCGAGGACCTCGCCGCAAACCCAACACAGTTTTTCGCGCACGGCCTGCGCGTACTTCTTGACGTCGCCGACGCGGAATTCCGGCTTGCCGTCGATCCAAGCGACGAACCACGGGACCGGATAGCCGCGGTCGGGGTCGACCGGCAGCCGGCGGATCCGCTCGGGCGCGATCGCTTTCAATTCGGGCCGCATTTTCGCGGTGGTGGTCGTCGTGGCGGCGCCGTGGATCCGCCGGTCGTTGGTCGTTGGCATGGGTTTATTCCTCGAAGTTGGGGGCCAGCGCGTAGCCGGCCGAGGTGAGCGCATGGTGCCGGTTGCGACCAGTGCCGTAGGACGCAACGAGCTGTTTCGCCCGGAGAGCGCAGAGAACGGCCCCGGCCTGGCCCGCGAAAGCGCCTTTGACTCGCTTGTGATGGACCCAATGGCCGCCGCCTTCGCGCGCCTCTCCCGTTTTGGTGCGGTACAGATAGCGCATCACTTCACTTTCGGTCGGCGGGCTTGTCGTTGGCATGGTCGAGGTCCTCGTCTAGTTTTGTTTGCGTAGCGCCTCACGGGTCCGCGCGACCAGCTCGCCCCGGTGCATTTCGCGAACGCCGCGGCAAGACTCGCCGCCCATTTTGAATTCCTCGCAAACTTCCGGCCGGTATTGATGATGCCGACAGCGCCGCGCCTCGGCGTCGAACCAAACGCAATCTTGACCGTCGGCCGGCCAGCCGTGTTGGTCGAAATGGAACATGAGCGCGACCAGCTCGGCCCTCAGCCAGCCGGGCAGTACTCGCCGATCGGCGTCGCCGAGGCCTGACAGCCAATAGCCGACGGGCAGCGCTTCCTGGCCGTGACAACACACGCCGCACGCGACCGGTTCGGCGCAGGACGTCGGGACGGGTAACTTGAAGCGCATCAAGCCACCTTTCGCTCGGTCGCGTCCGTTCTCGACGGTCGCCGCCCATCGCTCGGCGGCCCGCAGCGCGGACAGCCCCAGCGGTCGCGATTGTTCCGCCCCCACCCCATGCGAACGGCAAAACCGGCCAGCTCGTCGACCGTGGTCGGGTGCGACGGATCATCAATTCCAAAATGCCCCGGGAACAGCACGGCCCGACAGTTGCGGGAATCGCAGCGCAGGACGGGAACCGATTCGATGGCGAGCATGTCGAGGCCCTCGAGGTTAGCGGCCGTCGCCGTTCCACCAGACCGGCGACGTGATCGGCGCCGCGGCCAGGTCGCGCGAAACGATCGCGCGCAGCGCTTCGCGGGCCTTGCAATCGAATAGGACGGCCCGCCAGGTCGCGGCCTCGGCCTCGATTGTCTCGCCGGCGATCGTTACCCGTATCCGGCCATCCTCGAGCCGGGTTACGTTGAACCCGTCCACGATTCGGCCCCCTGCGCCGCGCTAGTGTGCCGCCGCTGACCCGTCCGGCCGGAATTTGACCCGCCCCCGCTCGTCGAGGGGCGTTCCCTCGGCCGGCCAATCGGGCGCCGCCGCTTTGGACAATAACAGCGCCTTGAATTCCCGATCGTCGTCGTCCTTGTGAACCGCGATCCGGTGGACGAACACGACGCACGCGGTGCCGCCGTCGGTCCACCCCTCCCACATTCGGCATTCGACGCCGTTAATCGTTTGGAGGAGATCGGTCGAGTAAATCGTCAGGCGCATGTCGTTCCCCTTTCAAGTCGCGTCGGCGAGCGCCGCGGCGCGTAACCGCAATTCGTCGGCGCATGCCCGCGCCCAGTTCAACCCGCCGGCGACTATCTCCGGCCGCCGCCGGCGGACGGCGGCCTCGACCTCGAGCCGCTCGGCCTCGGTCGCCGAGGCCCAAAGCGGATCGCAAGCCGGTTCGGCGGCCGCAGCCGAGGCGGCCGTAAAACGGTCGCGGTTGCGTCTACGTTGCGATTGGACGCGGAACAGGATGCGGGCCAGGTGATCGGGCCTTGAGAACACTTTCCGGCCCGCTGCGTCGATTGCCGGCGTGCTGAGGGCCCACGCGAACGCCTCGGCGGCCTCGGCCTGGGCGGCGGCGATCGCCGCCAGGCCGCGGGCCCACTGAACGGCCGTTTCGGGATCCGTCTGCCGGTGCCAGGAATTGTGAAGGAAAAACTCAGCCGCGAGCGATGGGAACCAGTCCCGCAGCTCGGCCAGGTCCGGGACGTCGGCCAGGTGGTAGGACAGGGCCGCGGTGAACCAGTCGCGGTAGGGGCCTTCGAAGAGGTCAAACGAACGGGGGGGCGGCGCCGTGTTCTTTCCCTCTTGTTCTTTAATACCTATGCGGTAGGCGGGGCCTGAACCGGGGACATTTTTGTCCCCGGTACTGGGGACATTTTTGTCCCCGGTACTGGGGACATTTTTGTCCCCGGTACTGGGGACATTTTTGTCCCCGGTCGGCAACAGCCGGTATGTGTTCCGCCGGCCCGCCGACCGGTCGACCTCGACATAGCCGGCGGCCTCGAGCTGGCGCAGCGCCCGGCGGATGGTTCGGCGGTCGCGCCCCATCCATCCGGCCAGGCGGGCCAGTGTCGGCGCACAATGGCCGGTGTGTTTGTCGAGGTGGCAGTCGAGGGCCGCGAACAAAAGCCGCGCGGTCGCTGCGAGCTGGTCATCCTTGCCGACGCGTTGCGCCAGCCGGGTAAACGGTTCCATTCCTTGACCCCGTGTCAAAAAAGCACGTCGGTCGGTTCGGCCACGAGGTCCGGCTTGAGCAACTCGAGGAATTTATTCCACGGTTGGGACGGGATGCCGGGTAGGCGGGCGCCGCCATTTTGGGCTTGCCGGGCTCGACCGGGAATGCCGCCTCGACCGTGGTCAACCCATCCCGTATTGCGTTGGCGAGCCCGCGCAGCGTCGACAAGTCATCGCCGACGATTTCCTCGACCGATTCCTTGCCGACGGCCGCGGCGATCCGGGACGGGTTGACGCCGAGCTTGCCGAAATGGGCGACCATTGCCGTCCGCCTGGCCGTATGCGTTTTCGCATCGCCGGCGGCGACTCGACGGGCGGCCTCGAAAACGGGCATGACCAGCGCCCGCGGTATCACCCGAAAAATCGCATTGCGGAGCGCGATCGACTGAGCCGCGTTGACGGTGGTCGTAATCATGTCCTCGCCGTAGCGCCGGCCGTCGCGGGTGACGATCCGCCGGCGGACCTCGAACGTGCAACGGGTATTCGTTTGCAGGTCGTAAGCGAACCCTTGCGCGATAACGCAGGTTTGTTCCTCGCGGCCGATTCGCGAGCCGAAATCAATGTTCCCCCACGCGCTCGCGCAGATTTCGGCGAGGCGCACCGACGGGCCGACGATTTGCTTGCCGTCCCTGGGGACGACATAGAAACATTCGGCGGCGATTTCCTGGGTGAGCGTCGCCATCGCCTCGGCGCCCGCGGCGAAGGCTTTGATTGACCGCGGCCAGGTCCGCGCCGCTTGCATCGACCCCCAGGCCGGATCGGTCGGGGGACTGAGGACCTCGGCGGCGTCCTCATTGCCGACGTCGGCCTCGGCGATTTCTTGACTGGTGTTTGCGCTCATTGTGATTCCCCTTGGTTGTCGGCGAGGATCTCCGGGCCTGGGTTGGTCCCGAATTTCCTCTGAGCGTAATAGATGACGAATGGGGCCGCTGTTGGGCGCCCGTGCCGGATAAGCGCGGCTTCGTTTAGGGCCCTCGCGTGCGCGCGGGCCTGTTCCCATTTGTCGAACCCGGCAACCCAGCAGTCCGACGGTTCGCGCGGGCGCGATCGGTAGACCAGAAATCGGGATTGCGAACCCGCCGCCGTGCGCTCATTCATTGGCGCCCCCCGGGTAAAGGGCGAGCTGACGACGGTCGAGGACCTCGAAACGGACGGCCGGGAATTCCTGCGCGACCCGGCCGCCCAGCTCAACCCCTGTTCCCGCGCGCACGCCGCTCGATTGTTTGAAGAAAAACGAGACGCCGGCGGCGACACATTGGTCGCGCAGGGCCTCGGCCCATTCGTGCCGCATGGGACGAAACTCCGGCCCCGATTCGCCGCCGACGATTACCCAGTCGATCCGGTGGAGGTTGACCGGGCCGAGGTCCTCGAGCAGCGGCTCGATCGACAGGAACCGGACGGCGGCGGGAATGGGCCGCAACAGGTCGACGCGCGGTAAACCGTGCCGGCGGTTTTCGACCGAAACGCCGAGCCACACGTTGCGGTAACCGGCCGGGCCCCAGTCGGCGGGCAGGTTGGCCGCGATTCGCTCGGCGCGCTTGGTGAGGATTTGAAATTGTAGGTTGGGACACTTCCGAACCACGGCCCAGGCTTCCGCGCGCCACGGATCGGCGTCGACGTGGAACCAGTCGGACCATGAGCAAGTAAACACCAGGTCGCGGCGGCCGGCGGCCTCGGCCTGGCGTTGCCAGCGGACCGGGTCGCCCCATGTTTTCGTGCGCACCACTTTGGACGGGTCGCGGCCGTAGCGCTCTTGCTCCCGGAACATGTAGCAGTGAGCGCAGCCGGGCGAAACCTTGGTGCAACCGCGCCACGGGTTCCACGTCCGCTGAGTCCAGGCAATCGCCGTGCGCTCACTCATTTGCCGCCCCCTGGGTCGATCCGCTCGAGGACCTGGGCGATATGCCGCAGCTCGGCAGCGTCGGCCTGGCCGCGCAGCGCATGGACCTCGGCCCGGTCGATGCGGACATCCGCGGGCGCGGTGAGGCCGAGGCGGACACGCTCGCCGTCCTTGCCGCGGCGGATTGACAGGACCTCGACGGCGACGGTTGACCCGTCGGCGAGGGTGAGAACCACCAGCTCGCCGGAACGGCGGGTGAGGACAAGCATTAGCGCTTTCGGGTGTGGAGCTTTCGGGGACGCGACCGCGGCGGACGTGGGCGCGCGGGCGGTTCGCCCTTGAGCATGAGGCGCAGCCATTGCCGCGCGGCCGGATCGGTTTCTTCCTTGAGTACGGCCTTAAATGCCTCGCGGGTTTTCTCGAGCATGACGGCCCCCGTGAATCAGGTCCGGTCGATGCTACTTCGATTTCCGGCGGCGCGAAGGGGGTAAACCGGCCGGCGGGCCATTTGTCCCGTGTTGTCCAGTGTTGTCCAGTGTTGTCCCCGTTCTGGGCGCGGCCTGGGCCTTGATTTGTTGCAATCGTTCCCAGTCCCGGACCTGATCGGGTAGCCAGCGCGCATGGTGGCGCACAACGACGGGCCGCGGAAACTCTGGGTCCTCGACGAGTAACCGCGTGACGGTTTTCTCGGACACTTGCAAGTGGTGCGCGACGTCCGCGAGCGTAAGCAGTTGGTCGCCCATCGCGGGCCCAGGTGAGGGGAACCGGCGAGCGCTTCCATACGGGAGAAGGCCGCCATCACCTACCGGGTATCTGGCGCTGGGGATTGGGCCGCCGTGAAATGACCGCCGCGGCGGGAAGCGTCAATGATACCGGCCCGCGCGATCGCGCCGAGAGGAAAATCCGACTATGAGAAACAGTCCGATCAGCCCTCGACGTAACTCAGCTGGGGCAGCTGAGTTACGTCTAGTCGAATTTGGCCGCCCTTTACAGCGCCGGCCGGGCCGCGCCAGCTGATAACTTGCCCTGCACGGCTTCGAGGATGCGGGCCATTGTCGCGACGCCGCGATCCTCGCGCAGGTCGAGCAAGGCGCCGTTGAGA